AAAGGCTCTAAAGGCAATTTAAAGCAAACTTAGCTGGCTGCCCCGTGGCCTACCCCGTGGCGTGATAGTAGTAAGACCCGAACATCTGTACTATTCCTTCTGGTCTTACTGCTATTGCAACTCATTCTCAACAAGCAAGAGCAACCATATCACATTACTGTTATGTCATACCTATAAAGAAAGGCCCCTAAGTAGAGGCCTCTCGATATAACTAATTGGCTCGCAATAGACCTAGAAACATAACAACAGGAGGCAGGAGAAAGAGTAGACAATAGGACAGGAACTTAGGTAGTTTGTAACTCATTCTTCCCGACTCTGCACGACAGAGTAAAGAAGGTTCCCGAGATACGTCATACCAGCATTAACAAGGGCAGTAGCAAAATCATCAGGATCCTCTATTGTTTGACCCTCCACTAACTGCAGTCTTGAGTTATAACCGTAAGCCTCGCAAGCTTGATCACACCAGTGAAGCACACAATCAGTGTTGTATTCATAAAAGTTAAGAAGGTCTCTTGTGTAACACATATCAACGTTCACAAAGTCTGAAGTTTCATAGTTACAAAGGTCCTCAGGGTTCTCGTTGTATCGATCAATAAACCACTCAACACACAAGTCATTCACCCAGTCAAAGTGAGCATCGACAATATATTTCAGAGTGTCGTATTCACACTGGACAGACTCACGATCACAAAGGTTTCTGTAAATCTCCTTTGCGTTATAGCTGAGAGAAGGCCAGCCAGTGAACAGAGCGCCAGGATCAAAGCGCATCGCTGAGATCTTAGAAAGCTTTGCGTATCCTTCGCTACCCATACCTGAATGGTGCTCTGACCAAAACAGGTGGTGAGCAGAAACAATGTCGAAACGGTCAAAGGTTGTAGTTGTCATTTGTTGGATTAAAGAAAGAAAGGAAAGGGAGTTAAAAGCTATTCGAAGTCCTCGAGTTCTTCAAACTCAGAGAGTTCATCGAAGTGATCTAACTCGTCTTGTTGGTTCTCCCATTCCCATTCAAGACGTAGGAAGTAAGAGTCAAGGTCTGTCATTTGGTGTAAGTTTGAGTGCCAGAGTGAGTAACTGTTTCTGTAGCTAGTTGATCAACTGCAAACAGAGTTAGCAGCGATACAAACAAACAGGAAGCAACAAACGATCTCATTAGTACAACATCCCAGGAGTGATCTCATTACCCTCTTGATCAATACAGCGGTACCCAAGGGCTGCAAACGTGCCAAGGTCAGCAGGAAGCAACGTCTTAGCTCTGGTGAGTCTGACTAGCAGGATGGCTGTTTGATCGACTGGGTAGGCTCTCACCCTGCCGTAGCTGCTCTCAAGCTTGAAGCGTAGGTCTGTCACAGTTCAACCTCACAGTTAACAAGAACACCACGAGAGAAAATATCAACAAGACCGTCGGAATACTTATCAACCCACTTATCCAGCTGATTGTCAGCCTGTTGATAAGTAGTAAACCCTTCAAGCACTTTTAAAGTGCCGTGATCAGTCATTAAACAGACTGAATAGTTTTCAAAAGTCATTAGGAGAAGATTTGAGAAGGAAAGGAAGCAAAGCCTCTCGGCCCGCTTGAGCGTCACCATAGGAACTAGCAGGCTCAAGACTAGGCAGCTGTTGTAAAGCTTTACAGACTGTCCTGGTGGTAGCTAGGAGGCCCTGAGAGGCCCCTAGAAGGCCCTGTAAGAGGCCTCTACGCAGTCTTTGGGGTGAAGGTACCAGAGAGGTCTTAAAGGCTCTTAGATGTGGCCTTGAGCGCGTGTGTATATGCCCATAAGCTCTCCTTATCATTCCCTCCAACCCATCAAAAAAACTTATCAATCCCCAGCCACCACAAAACCACACCGTCACATTATCTCAACACCGTTATATCGTCATGCAATAGCTTCCCGATAGCCTTTTGGCGGCCTTTAAAGGTCCCACAGGGGGGTCTGGCGGCGGGGCAGAGCGTTAACTAGGGCTCGAAAATTCGAAGCAAAACCTTTTAGGTACCCATAAAAAAAAAGAGGCCCCCTTTAGGACCTCTTTAAAACCCTTTAAAACCCTTTAAAACCCCTCTAAAACTCCTCTAGAAGCCTCTAGAAGCCTCTCTAGCACCCCTCTACTTATTCCTAGACCTATTGACACCTGGAGACTGGATACGGAGGTTAGAGCGGCTGTTATTACGAGGGTTACCGTCTTTGTGATCTACGTCTTTACCGTTCAAGTTGTAACCAGATTTAGCCAATTTACGTCGAGCTTTATTACGGCTAGAACGGTTAGCTCTTTGTTCTGGTTTTGAGTGGTAATTGTCGTATTCCTTACGGTAGTTCCGAGCCATTAGGACCAATCAAGAGCTTTACCAATAGTAGGAAACTCTTTAACAAAGATTTCTTTAGCTTGTTGGGCTATTTGTCTGTGTTCCAATTGAGTACCAGCTTCAGTTCGTAGATTGATGTAGTGAATCCAACTTCTCAAAGAACCAGCCATATAGAGACGAGTTGGAGTAGCTAGGGGTAGGACTTCTCTGGCACACTCTTTAGCGATACCACTAGACACCATTTCTCGGTATAGATCTTGAGCTTCTTCAAAGTGTTGAGCTATACGTCTGTAAAAGATCTGAGTTTTATCGGTAGTTAGATCATCAATACTGTTTTGTCTGTTAGTGAAGTCTTGTCTACGAAGGTGAGGTAGTTGGATGTTACCTGTTAGTTCTTTGATATCTGCGTATCGCTGAGAGAACTCTTGGAACGTAAAGCTTCTGTGCCTAAGGATTTGTGCTGCTATTGCTCTAGTTGTGTTGATCTCTAGAACTAGGTGACACATCTCAAAAGGAGACCAATGCTTGTGATTGATTAAATATTTAATCAACCGTTCAGAAGTCTCTGTATTGCTTTGATTATTAGGGTTACTAACCCTAGCCATATAAGCAACTAATTCTTCTGCTTTAGGAGTAACCGTTATTAATGCAACACAGCTCTTCTGTCCTTTTGTACTCATTGGTCTTAAGGGGTTTTAAGAGGCACCTTAAGGTAGCACTTAAAGGGTACTTAAGGAGACAGCAGAAGAGACTTCTTAATACCTGTATAAGACAGTTTTAAAAGCAATAACAAAAAGTTATTACTAAAACAACAATAAAAGACCTCTTTAAAAAAGACTCTTTAAATAACAACAGAAGAAGCCTTTTTAAAACCTCTTTTAAAAGGTCTTTTTAAAAGCCTCTTTAAATATCTTTAAATACACTCTAAGCACGGCTGTCAAGAGCGTAGGCCATTAAGGGGTCAGTTTTAGAGGTGGCTGTTTAGGCGTAGGCACCTTGAGGGGTGGCTGGATAAGCTCTGACTGTTCTTGGCGTATGACCCATCGTGGCTACTGCAACTCAAAATCCTGACAGTTCTTGGGAAATCAAAATAACCGTCAGCAATGAACAGTATTGGGAATTAGTTCGTTCTGGTTCTTGGGCTGAAAAAGGTCCTGCTGAAATTGCCGAAGTTTTTGTTAGGGCAGAAGTTAACGAAAAGCTTCGTGAACACAGCAAACGTCAAGAAGCTCTTCTTAAAGATCTTGACAAGCGCTTAGCAGCTCTTTAGAGGCCCCTAGAAGCCCCTGTAAGGCCCCTCTAGCCTGTTTTAGGTGTCAGGGTAGCCAAAGGGGCTTTAAAGGGCTTCTAGAGCCTTCTAGAGCCTTCTAGAGCTCTTCAAGCCAATTAGAGCTACCTACGGTTGCTGTGAGGGCTTTTTGAAGGTCTTCAAAGCTTGAGGCGTAACCAAGAGCATCGATGTGTAAACCACCGTCACCTTGGATGAACTTTCTCTCTAGTTCCCATTGTTCAGCAGCTCTAGCGTCAATGGCTTTTTGTTCAGTGACAGCCATGGACTCAGTAAAGTACTGAACGGCCATAGCTAGAGCATCAAGTCTGTCGTCATGCCTAAGACTGTTTTTCTCTTTGGTAATCCGAGTGAGCTGAAAGAAGAGCTGGTATTGACTACGAGTTTCGCTTGGGTAGCTTTCCGTAGAGGCGAGGTCTTGAAGGACTACGTTCGTATCGACCATGAGCCGGTGTTGGTTAAGGACAGGCTCAAGGGTGTCAATGATGCGGAGTTCCTTTTGCTTTGTATGTCGGACCTCTTCAACGCTGCAGGGGTAGATCGTGCCGAGGTAACGCTTGAGAAGTTCAGAGAACATCCCGAGGCCGAGGTTGCTTTCGACAATTATTTGCTTGACCTTGTACTCCTTAGCGATAAGAGCGAGCTTCTTAAGGTTCGGTTCGCTGTAGCCACCCCGAAGGCCACCGCTAGCGAGAAGGAACAGGTTTCCGTTCAAATACGCGACTACCGAATAGCCAAGCTCATCACTGCCGCGTCCGGAGGGGTCAACAGCCATTACAACCCCGGTGTACTCAAGAAATTCATCCCCTATCTGGGCAGGTTTATAGAAAAGATCACCATGAAGTCCAACTGAAGGTAGGTCTAGGGCTTTATCGCCATTAGCTAGCCACACGACTTTGTTAGGACCTTGTTCGCGGTTAAGACGGAACACACAGAGGTCTCTGAGTTTGAGAGGAAACTTTTCCTCATCACTCAGGCTGATATCTAGAAGGAACTGGAGGTTGAACGTGCTACGACCGATGGAGAGCTGTCGTGCTTCTAGTTCTGCCCAGTCAAAACGTTTGGGATCTACAGGGTGTCCAGCGAGGTCTTTATCGGCTTCTAGATCAGCTTTGATCTTTGGTGCTAGACGGTTACCGTAATAGGTTTGAAACTTCTTGTTAGTGGGATACAGAGCAGGCCAGATCCTGACTTCGTAGCCAGAGATCTCAAGCTTTGCGTAAACGCTGTCTTGGGTGTGAGGAGTTCCAAGGAACACGATCTCACCACCAGGCTTGATCACCGAGTCAAACTCTTTAATTGATTCCCGGAGCTTGTCTCGGATCAGCTGGGTTTCACAGGACTGGGGTGTTTCAACGTCGTCAGCCACAATGAGGTCAGCACGAGAGCCAGTGATTTGCCCAAAGATGCCACTGGATCGTACTGAGGGCGACTGATCAGGTTTGGCTCCGTAAACGTCAAAAGCAACTTTGGAGAACCGCTGGGTGTCGCTAGGAAAGAGGTCTTTAACCATGAACCAGTTCCTAAGGAGGTCATGGCAAAAGACGGAGAACGCATCAGCACGGTCTTGAGCTGCAGAGATCACCAGCACCTTACAGTTTGGATCCCTACGCAGTCTCCACAACACATAACCAGCCGTCAAAAACGACTTACCACAACCTCGGTAAGCCATGATGATGCGACGGTTAGGACCGTTCTGTAGGTAGTCAGCAACTTGGTACTGAACAGGGGTGGGGCTAGGAAGCCTCAGGTAGTCCCAGAGGTAAGTAGCAAAGACAGGAAAACTAGCTGCAGCTTCCTTAATAATCTGTTCAGTCTGTTTGTTGGCTCTTGGCATTACTGGCCCACTTGAACACTTGGCTCAAGTTATTCTGCAGCACTACGTTCATCTTCATGAACTCAAAGAGCATCTTTTCCAGGTCTTCTCTAGAGGCGTTAGGAATGTCCCGTCTAACTCGCTCTAGGCGAAGCTGCTGCTCTATGGATAAATCGAAACTGGGCATAGGTGGTAGTTCATCCATTGGTCAATAACCCGTTCACGCTCCTCACAATAGTCAGGGCGTTGTTGAAACCACAGTTTCCAATGATTGCTTCCCTTTTCGTGGTTACAACGCTGACAAGCCGGAACAATGTTGGTGGCTAAATCCTCACCACCCTTGGTTTTTGGATGAACGTGATCAAGAGTTAGCTGTTCACTTTTGACACCGCAGTAGGCACATTTACAACCAAAAGCTTCTTTAATTGATTGTCTCCACTGTTTGACTGCTTCACGACGCTGGAGGGCCTGTAGGTTCGCCATAGCCGCCTCTGGTGTCAAATAGACAAAGCCCCCGGACGGCGATTGAATCACCATTCCAGGGGCTCTGCTTGGTACATATAGGAAGGTTTAGTTCCTAAGCACTAATATAAGACCTAACTTTCTTCAGATCGACTTCTGGGAGTGAAGAAATCATCTCAGAAATAGCCGAAACATCACCACCGTTAAGAGCAGTAATACCTTGATCTTTCAGAAACTTAATGGCGTTTGCAAGATCAGATGCTTTCACATCATCACGATTCAGTTGATCAATCAGTTTGGTAGCCACCAGACGGTGAAGACTAAACAGATCGTCTTCTGAAGCAAGTCCATCACTTTTATTTAGAGCCTTTTTTGGTGCGGCTGCCATAAACAACTCGGAACAGTTTCAACCCCAATTGTACGAGGCTGTTTTCTTTAAGCCGAGAAACACCAATGATTTCAGAAGCTGCAAACAGCGAAAGCCAAAGAGCAGCTTGAACTTGAGGATCCGAAAGGTCCATAGAAATACTTAGCTAGGGTTCTTGATCAAAATAGCCCAACCAGAACCAGGACCTTCAACAAGCCACCTTTTGTTCCAATTCTTTTGGCTATAGGCAACACCTTTACCCTTTGTGTGGTTTACATAACCACCTCGGACCATATCAGCCTCTCCATTGGGGTCATGGTGA